AGGAGGAATCCAATTCGATCACACAGAGGCTGACTAGCCAATAAAAAACCTCGGATCTCACCCCGAGGTCGTATCTCTCTCACCTTCCGACCGCTTCGTAGCGGGACGGTCGGTGAGCCTGCATTGTAGCCGTCTGGTCACATTTACCTAAATCCTGGACAGGATGAGTTTTCTCCTTTATCTTGTTCAGGACAGGCGCACCCCTGTTCTTTTCTCTCTCACCTAAACCATGCAAGCAATCACTCAAGCCAACACAGTCACCACTCAATACGCCCGTGAAAAGGAGGCGATGGTCTATGGCCGTTACAAGGAGAACGGCTATCAGGTCAACCCTCTGGTCTCCCAGGCCGGTGGCACCCTGATCACTGATCGGCTATCTGCAGCCGAGGCATTCCGCCTGGCTAACGCCGACTTCAAGGTCCGCAAGAGCGTTGTCAGCTATGCCCATGAAGACGAGTCACGGGTCAGCCAAGCTCACTGCGCCATTGTCCGAGAGGACACAGGAGACTGCCTAGGAATCATGGGTAACAACTACACCCCAGTGCAGAACGACGCACTGATCCTGATGTTCGACTATCTAAGGGAGAACGTAGAGATCGACAACATTCTCACCATCCGTGGTGGCAAGAAGGTTTTCGTCTCTGCACGGTGCGACATAGAAGGCGAAGTCACCTCTGGTGACAAGGTCCGTCGTTACCTCCACGCCTTCAACTCCTTTGATGGCTCCTCAGCCTTCGGCGTCTTCTTCTCAGATGTCCGACTGACGTGCGCCAACCAGATCAATTTCCTCTGCAACAAAGGCGCCAATCGTGCCAAGGCAGACGGTGCAGCTCTGGTGATGCGTCACAGCCGCAATGTTGTGTCTTTCGCTCAGGCACTGCCGCAGCTAATCGATGTTGAGCAGCAGAAGTTTGAGACGGACCTTAACAAACTGCGCCCACTGACCACTCTGAAACTGACGCCTGAGATGGCGCGTCAAGTCCTTTCGGAGACTTATTCTGATGAACTTGCTCGTCCTATTACGGACAAAGATACAAAGAAAAAGCGTCCGCGTCTTCTCTCTGATCTATCCCAGATCCCTGTCATTCGTTCCCATTACAGCGGCGACACTGGCCTTGGAATCGAAACAGGAACTGCCTGGGGCTTGTTCCAGGCCGTAACGCAATACGAAACGCATGACGCTGGTCGACAAAAGAACGAGACAGACCGTGCCCGCGCTCGTCTGGAGTCTCTCTGGGGTGGATCTGGTGCCAAGCGTATTGAGAAGGCCCGCGAAGCCCTTCTCGCTTTGGTCTGATGTTTTGGATCTTCCTGCTGGTGCTGACGTTCCTCTGCATGTGGGACATCTACAGCAACCGCAACAAACCCCCCGGCCCTGACTTCTGGGCATGAGTGCTGGCGGGCAGGGGTAAAAAATGGTCCCCAGATAGTGTCCTCCGCTGTGATGTCTGCAACTGCTCGGGTCAAGCGGTTGGTGAGATGTAGTTCTAGCTACATCTCCGGACCTCTCCTAAGGATATGCGGTCCCGTCGAGGACTCCGGTGATACCAACCCAGATGCTGGGTCATAGGCCGGAAGTAAGGACACTGCCGTAAGTCCAGCTTTCTTTTCTCTATCTCTCTCTCCCCTGATGACACACGTTCACCGCAGTCAAGTCCCTAAGGACGCTGAAATTCACCAAGGTCCCCATGGGGGCCTCTTTTTCTACCGCAACGGTAACAAGGTGTATATCACAGCTCACCCTTATGTCCGCCCTAAACGTGCAACCCGCCGGGGTGCATTTCAACGCTTCATTGAAAACCAAGCTAACGTCGCATGACTTCAACTACACGCACTTTTTCTTCTAATCGCACTGACATTCAGAAGTACCTTGACCAGCGTTCACCCAGAATAAATGTCAGTAAGGATAGAATCCTTAGTCTTAAGAAATGGGCGGCTGAACGCTTTCAGGATTCAAAAAGATCTTCTGATTGGCAAACCGCATGTATTGAGATGCATCACTGGGATGGCTACATCAGAGCTATCAACGAAATCCTTGAAATGGAGGCAAAGTGATGAAAAAGGGAACTTATGTTTTCCTGAGCTTCTTTTTCGAAGCCCTTAAGCCTCATGCTGTTGACCTGCTGGATTCAGCTGTGAACATTGCTGATGCTGCAGTATCGGCATCCGCCCGTACATCAGTTCGGGTTGCCGGAGGGTCCGTTGTGTCCGCTACATCTAGTGTGGATACAAAGTTACGGTAACTCCTATGATCTGCGATATCGAAGCCCACAACCACGCTTGGGTAAGTCTTCGTATCATCGAGCTGCTTTCTGAAAGCCGCCCCGATGAGGCTAAATACATCGCAGCTGAGCATGATATTCCTTGGCCTGAGGAATTGGAATTCTAGATTCCCTATTAAGATCATGCAAGTTTTAGACCGACTCAGGGCAACCTAGTCGGTCTTTTTTCATGCCAGACTGGGTAAACGCATTTCTGCTATGCGTATTCTGTTTTATCTTCTAGACCGCTTATCTAGAGCCTGCGGATACCGTCTAATTCGCGTGACTCCAGGTTTAAATCGACAACCTTCCTGCTCCCCCTACAGGTCTGTGCAGGTGTACGACAATGACTGGTGTGACTAGGGTTTGCCTTAACGACACCTTCATCCTGGCTCGTTAAATTGAGGATCGCCGATGAAGCAGCATGTTCCCTCCAGCCCTCATGATCAAGATCACTGAACCTTCTTCAGAGCTTTACGAATTCAAAGCAATCAGTGATGAGGAGCTGCGTTTTGCGAACAACAACTTTATCAAGGAAGACCTCCCCTATCGTGTGTGCAGGAAACATCAGTGTGTGCTACATCAGAGTGCGGCCTAACACGCTTAGATGGGGTTAAGTACCCCTATTCCTATGGAGTACGTTACTGACGTATCCGTTCCTCTTTACGTCCTTCCTCAGGACTATCGCCATCCTTTGGCTCAACAGTTTGAGGAAATCGACGAAGATGGAGATCTAATTCGTAGCTACGACGAATGGGGCCTTGCCTCTGTTCTTGTTTACTCTTACACCCGTAAGATTGCTACGAAGTCCGATTACGGACAGATGGAGGAAATCATGGGGGTGTGTTTAGAAGAATCTAGGCACCCAAGGAAAGAGAATAAAGAACTCTTCCGAATGATCAAGCGTACGGTGAAGTCAGGCAATTCCAAAGCGGTTTTGCCTTTTGCCAAGGTTCTGATCTCACGGATCGGAAGCGCCTTAGCTGAACAGCATGAGGGTATGGAAGAAGATGAAGAGGATTGAACCCAGTCTCAATGATCAACTACGTCATGAGCGTTTAGTTCGTGATCTTGACAAACTGGATCGCGAGGAGCTTCTTGAAGTTTCCCGTGACCTTGCCCGCTTAGCGCTTCTCATGCAACCTGCTGTGATTCGATGGGCAACTGGTGAGGCCGCTAGCAACCTAGTGAACCAATGGAACGACCCCGAGAGCTAAACGAACGTCAGATCCTTGCTGCGCAGGCTCTTGCTGCTGGTTTTACTTGGCGTGACGCTGCTAAGCGGGCAAAGTGCTCGACCGAAGGCATTCGGGCTTGGAAACAGAGCGAAGAGTTCAATAATGCGATCTGGGACTACCAACAGGAGATCTTTCACCGATCTTTCGGTGTGACCTCTGAAGCATTGCCTGATGCCATCAGGAAACTACGAGAGATTATCGATACTGAGGACCCCGACGTTGGTGTAAACGTTAAAGTTCAGGCAATCAAGATTCTCATTGATTCTGCTCATAAACAATATGAGGCCAGAACGATTGAGCGTCGTCTGGAGACTTTAGAAGCCAATGCCCAGCGCCAGTCTCTTAGCCCGGCTTCAACGGCTGGAGAAATTACAGGAACAAAGGGATAAAGAAGCCGCGCAGAAGCGTCTGACCTCCACTGGAGTGGGATTTAAGCCTAAGTTTCCTACTGCTGATAAGTGGGAAGACTTTGCCCCGCTCACTTGGATCAGAACGTCAGGCAGTGTCAAACCGTTCAAACCCTTCGAAATCCAGAAGAAGCTGATTGCCTCCATCTGCGAGCATCAGTACACGATCATTCTCAAAAGCCGCCAGGTCGGTGCCTCTGAAACAGTCTGTTCCTACCTGCTCTGCAGAGCGCTCACAGAGCCGGGTTTCGCTGCTGTTGTCTTCTCCAAGACAGCTACTGACTCTGGAGCTTTAGGTAAACGGATCCGAGCTCAGGCAGCAAGTATCGAGAACTCAGATATTGAGTTCACCACTGAATCCAACAGCGAACTGTCGTTCAAAGGACTTGGCACGATCTACTTTCTGCCTGCTACGCCTCGGGCAGCCAGGGGGATTCCTTCAGTATCAGTCGTGGTTTTGGACGAAGCTGCGTTCCTCGATGGTGCAGATGAGATTTACACCGCAGCACAGCCGACGATGGCAACTCTGGGGGATAAGGCGAAGTTAATTCTGCTGTCTACACCAAACGGGATGGGCAATATGTTCGCCAACCTCTGGCATGGAGAGCTTGATGATGGATGGAATCGCTTCAAAATCCACTACTCCGACATACCGATCTACGCCGCAGATCCCAACTGGGCGATAAAGACTAAGGAGAAGGCCAAGCTCACTGAACGCTCCTGGAGGCAGGAGTACGAGATGGACTTCGTCGCGTCAGATGCTCAGGTCTTCCCGCCTGAACTAGTTGAAAAAGCCTGCCACGGTCACTGTATTGAATCAGGGCTGATCAACCGCGACTACATCATGGCTGTTGACCCTGCGGCTGGAGGCGACGATTACTGGTGCTCTGTAGTCCTAGACATAACCAAGACGCCCTACCAAGTCATCAATTTATTTAGGACTAGGTATAAATCCTCAGACTGGTGTATTCAGCAGATCATTGAACAGGCGGAGAACTTCAGCCCTTCCAAGGTGATCGTCGAGAAAAATGGCGTCGGAGCTGTCGTATCTGAGATTCTTTCCAAAGCTTTGGCGAAGTATATGGTTGAGCCCTACAACACCAACCGTCCCAACAAGATCTCAAACACAGACCGGATTACCTACTTCCTGGAACGCGAAGAATTAAAGCTTCCTAGAGACCCTTTCTATAACGAAATGCTGATGTTCAGGCAGCTCCAAACGGGCGATCGGCAGGCTGGAGACGGAGCACACGACGACAGCGTCATGGCGCTTGCTCTTGCTTTATCTGCATGTGCTACAACTCCTACAACTGATTGGTTGGACCTCATCTGATGAGCGACATCTTTAACGAGGATGTGCAGCTTCGAAAGAAGCGCTTTGAAACCATGCAGGAGTCTATGAAAGACATTGTCGCTGAGTACAGCGATGAAAAGCACGGAATGATCATCCTAGAGCAGCATCTCAAGATCGCTGCCGAGGATCTTCATAAATGGCACTCCGAAAAGGCAAGAGATTTGTCCAATTTCATCGCTAATCTAGAGTTAATGAGTTAAGGCACAAACATTGCCGGAAACTTCTGGAACTCCAGATATTAAGATGGACTCTGATATCCGTAATGACGGCGTCCTGATTAACGCTATCACAGGCTTAGGTACTAAAAAAGACAAGAGCGAGTACTACAACCTTCGTCACCCCCGGATGTTGGTTGAGTCAGAGCTTGAAGCTTTGTACTATGACCCTCTGTGTAGACGTCTTGTTGACATTTACGCCGAAGCCGCTGTCACAGAAGCCCCCACTATAAAAATTAGTGAGGAATCGGAGAACTACGACGGCATTATTAAAGCCTTTTCTAACTACCTTGAAGAAATCGACTTCTTCTTCTATATCGAAGAGACCCTTAAGCTACAAAGAATCTATGGAGGAGCTGCGTTATTTATTGTCCTCGATGATGGTCTGGAGCCTAGTGAGCCTGTACGCGCTGATCTTGTTCGAGGTATTGCAGATCTCGTCCCCCTCTCGAGAAAAGAGATTGTCCCCAACGACTACAACTATCTCAACTATCGAAATCCAGAGTTATACAGGATATCAACTAGCAAGAGCATCAAGCAAGAAAACGATCTGAACTATCTGCTGGTTCACTCCAGCCGCGTGCTCCGCATTGATGGTTTGTATCTTCCGTGGCGTCAGAGATTGCACAATGAGGGGTGGGGGCTTTCCTACCTCCAACCCTTCTTTGAGGTGTGGAAGCGGTATCGCGGTGCCACTGACGGCATGGCCACGATGCTTAACGAGATGGACTTATTCGTCCACAAAATTCCTGGTCTCGCTAACAAGATCACATCCGGCCGGGAGTCCGCACTTAAGACACGCTTAGAGGCTAATTCTCTGGCCAGGTCGCTATACGGCGGTATGGCACTGGACAGTGAAGAAGAAGTAACGTTTGCGTCACGTTCTCTAGGAGGCGCACAGGATATTTTTGACCGTCTTGTAGAGGATCTTGTAGCCGCTGCAGACATGCCTAAGACCTTGCTCTTTGGCACTTCTCCTGCAGGGGGACTATCTGAGTCTGGAAAGTACGAGGACAAGTCTTGGGCGGCATCTGTTGAGCGTTACCAAACTCATGCATTACGCCGTCCGCTGAATCAGTTCTTTCAGCTGATCTTGAGCATTCCTCAAGGCCCTACAGGCGGGAATGTCCCCGATGAATGGTCTGTTCATTTCCCTCCATACTATTCAGAGTCCGATAAGGACAAAGCTGAGCTACGCAAGCAAGTGGCTGAGACAGACAAGCTATATCTTGATATGGGTGTTTTAACCCCTATCGAGGTGCGCCAATCTCGTTTCTCTGGCGTGGAATACTCAATCGATACATCTCTTGTAGAGGAGGAGGAAGAGCGCTTACGACTCAGGGCCGACCTCCAGCAAGAGGCGATGATTCAAGGTTTTGTAGGACAGCAAGCTGCCGCTGAGCAGCAGACCGCCCCTGTTGAACAACCTGTTGAACAGGAGAATACAGACTCAGCGGATCTCGTTCATATGAATGGCATCCCCTTGGCATTAAGCAAGTCAAACGGCCTTTATAGAACTGGATATGTTCTCCATGCTGATGGGCAGCGCAACGACTCCGAGCAAGAAGTTATTGTTGGAAATCGATTCTCTGACAGAAAGATATATCGCAGTCACTATGTTGAAGACGGCATAATGAAAGCAGGACCTCTTCTTCTAGGGTTTTATTCCTCACGCTCAGCAAACAAGGCTTTTAAGACTTTTGCAGGTTCTAAATCAGTAGGTGGAATTGAACAGCTACAGGAAGCCGATATTGAGCATCTGAAATCCAGCATCGACTACCCGTGACTAACCGCGAAGAATCCAAACTCAATTACTCTGTTCAACTACGAGAAGACCTCAAGGAGGCTCGTAAGTGTATTAAGGGTAAATCCTGCGGAGGAAGATGCATTCCAGCGAATTGGAACTGCCGTCTTAAGGGCGAAGGTGATACACCTCCGACTAGGGGAAACCTTGCAACGCTGAGTCCCGAGCTTAAGAATAAAATTCAATCTAGGAGGCGCAATGAGAATCTATCTACTATTGCCAAGTTGGCGCTTACAGCCGGTGGAGCAGCTGCTGCTGGCGCAATATTGAATAAGCGAGGCGTATCTCCAAGAGAAGTTACTCAAGGAGCTGCAACCGCTGCTGGGTTAGTGTCTGCATTTAATCCTGCGATTTCTGGCCCAGTTACCTTGGCGGCTGTAGCTGCTGGAGCCGGTGCAGGACTTTCTAATGCTTCATCTAAAGCAGAGAGATTTAAGGCACAGGTAGCGGGTGTGGCTGCTTCAGCGGTTAGGACGAGGAAAATTATTGCCAGACGCAGGGGTGAATTAGCTGCAGATCGTAAGGCCTTTAACGATTTGCAAGATAAAATACAGAATGCTACAGATGATAAGCAGAAGCGAC